ATTTGATTTGAGTTGATACATACCGAAAGTTATTGCGTCCATTTTAAAGTGTGATTTTTTATTTTCTGCAATATTCTCAAATTCAATAAATTCATTATCATTAGTAATGATTCCACACATTTCTTCTGGTGCTCTTTTCTTAGCTGTTTCGTATAAAGTATCCATCATGAGAATGCTTTTGACCCTGGAAATCCTCCAAAAGGAATAACTACTGCAGTACTAAAATCAGTTTCTGGTACTGAAGTAGCACTATCTGGATTATTGGGATTAAATCCAAATCTCATACCACAACCTGTTAAAGATTTACTACATATGTCGCCTCTTTCCCAGTTATTTCCATAAGCAGGAGCATTATTTAAAGTAGTATTCTTTACTTTCCATAATAAAGTTTTTTGATATGTTTCTTCTCCTGAAGCTGCTGTATTATCTGTAAAAGTTACATAATCATTATAGAAGTCATTTTCATACTTAAAGTAAGTCGTACTTGTAGAGTAAGAACTATAAATTCTGACTCTTCTCCAATTATTGTTAGAATCAGAAGGAGTACCAGGGCTACTAAGAGTTTTATGTGCTTGCCAGTAATCATTTACAGTTACGCTCGATACAGTACCGTCCAGATTAAATCTTCTTTGTGTTGAAGTAGTTTTATAAAAATTATTTTTTGTTATTGCTCCACTGCTATACGTTGTGAAAGTAGTAGAGCTAGGTACTAAATATTCGTCATCTTTATTTACATATACTGTGTATGCTGTGTTTTTACTTGCTAAAACACTAGTGTATGCAGGGCTGTACTTACTTTCAATATTCCAGCTACATCCGCTTCTTGCTCTTTTATACTCGGGGTTTTCTGTATGCTCACTTGCTCCTTGATAAACCCAACCACATCTGTTAGGAACTATAGTTCTATTTGGAAGTCTAATTCCTTGTAAATCAAAAGGTACTTGCAACTGAAAAGCTACTGATACTTTATTTCTGCTTTTTACTGAGTCGATATAGTATAAATCTCTAGGATATTCTATAGGAGGAGTATTACTATCTCCTTCACTTTTTAAATATTTTCTTAAAGTTGTTCTTCTTATTACTCTATTACCTGAAAAATCAGCATAGTCTGCCTCGTTTATAGCTATATCTAAAACACTTAGCACATTCGCAAAAGTTATTACAGGTGCAGCATATTTAGTTGCAGATGTTCTCTCTAGTCCTTGAAATTCTATAGGTAATGCCTTATACGTATTTGTTTGGGAGTTATCTACATAATCTAACATAGTAACTTCTGCTAGGTTTTCATCTAGTCCATCATGAAAGTATGCAAATTGATTTTTTGCATATTCTAACTCATATAAATAAATTATTGCTGAGCCAGGGTCTTGTTTAACTAAATCTTTAACTATAATTTTTTCTGACATTATGCTTCGTATACTCTCCTAAAAGATGCGTCTAGAGTATAGTAATCATCATACTCCCATTTTTGCGTCCATTCTGAACAGACCACTTTTATAGTTTCTGTGTTACCTGCTGCATTAGTATCAGCTATATCAAACCTAAATTTTGTAACTGCACCTAAAGATTCGAAAAAAGATACTAAATCATCTATTTCTGCCTTTGGTCTGGTTTGGAAACTTACTGATATTTCTTGTTTTAAGTTATTTATACCTTGTTGTAATCTTTGTTCATACCCGTCTCCAAACTGTACGAAGTGTACTCGTGGAGTATTAGTTCGTGAAAACTGTTTATCGGGTTGTACGGCACTGGAAAATCCAGTAATGTTAGAGCCGTCATTTTGCATTATTCCTAAAGCCATTATATACTACTTAAAAGTCCTCCTGCTCGTTGTTCTTTAGCGATTGTATCTTGTGCTATCGCTGCTATTGTTTTTCCTAGTTCTCTTGCCCCATCTCCTGTTAATACACTTTGAGATTGACCGCCCTGGTCTACATTTACAGTAACGTTTACATTATTAGTTCCGCCTGAGCCTGACATTTTTACAGGTATACTTCTGTCATTTCCTAATGGCACAACTGCTTCTGTACCATGTAGAGTTGCATTGTACCCTGCTTCTGGGCCTTCTGCTACTCCTCCACCTGAAAAAGACTTACCTGAAGGGCTCATAATTCCACCATATCTAGCTGGTGCAAAAAGAGAACCTATGTTATTAGCCATCTCTGCCATTGCAAGTGCCATTTGAATTTTTGCTACTTCTAACATAATGTCTGCAGCTTCTTCTTGTTTTCCTGCGAGTGCGAATCCTTGTGCTGTTAGTGTAGCAAACTGAGTAATTGCTGTACCAAACTTTAATGCGTTTTGGCCCATAGTCATCTCGCCTGAACCATCTCCTAAAGCTTTAAATGTTTCGGGAAATAAATCTTGTGCTTTTTTACCGTAATAACTCGAGTCAATGTAAGCCGGCCCCGGTTCTCCGTTACCTGTTGTAGTATTACCATCACCAGTATTAGTGGTACCTGTTGTACTTCCATCTGGTATTGGTAAAGGGTCTGTTTTTCCACCTGTTAAAGTGTTAAATGCCTTAGTGGCTGATATTAAACTTATTTTCATCTTATCTAATGCTTTGTTAGCTCCATCTATTTTAGCATTTGCATCAGAAAACTTACTTGCACTTGTTTCTACTTCCTTAGACAAATCTTGTTGTTTACCTTCATATTTTTCTATATCTTCTACTGCTTGTTTATATTTAGGGTTGTTTATCAAATCAGTTCTGTCTACTGCAGCATCTTCGGTAATTCTAGATAGGGCATACATACTTCCTGTTGAGCCTACACCAGAACCACCCTCCGCTTTAGCCTTTTTATATGCATCAACTGAAGCTTTTACTCTTGAGTCAAACTCCTCATCTATAAAGTCTTGAATTATACTTAGTTTTCTTTCTTCTGCTTCCTTTAAACTTGCAAGATTATCTTGTTGTTCTTTTTCTATAAAGCCACCACTTTTATATCTTTCTATAGTATTGTTATACCCTTCTACTACTCCCTCTTGATTTATAACATTTTGTTGGGCAGATGACATTTCAGCTTTTGCCAGTCCTACTTTAGCGTTATGCAGTCCTTGTATATGCTGATTAGCTGCATATATCATTTCATCTCTAATTTTATGTGCTATATCAGTACCCCCTCGTTGTAAAGGGGAATCTTTGTCTGTAAAACCTTCATCAAAAGATTCTTTTAATTGTCTTTTAAATATCTGCTGTTGAAATCTAGGGTCTAGTGGAGTACCTCCATAGGTTATCTTCATAATATTTTCTGCAACCTGTTTGCCCATTTGATCTGTTAATTGGTTTGCTAAAGTTTTTCCGAAATCTTTAAAAGCGTCTTTTTCTCCTCTGAGTGCTTTACCTAAGGACTTACCTAATGCGTTTGTCAAACCTTCTAGTATGGTTTTATTTATTCTTACAAAAGCATTTTCCATCATTGCTGTTGCAGCTAATTGATTTAATGTCAACTCTTCTTGTTCTTTTGCTAACTTTAACTGTGCTCTTCTGACTTCTTTTTCTGTATCTGTTTTTGCCGCTTCTAAATTTTGTTCTGCTTGATAAACTACGGTTTGAGCTTTAAACATTTTTTCCATGCCCTGCGCAGTTTTAAGAGCTCTTTGAACAGTCTCTTTTTCTCCAAATATTGCATTTGTTGACATAGCAGCCCCTGCTTGTGCTTTTGTCATAGCTATCTGAACTTGTAATGCACTTCTAGAAAGCATTTTATAAGCTTCCATCTTTCCTGTAACAATATCTATTTGTCTCCCATAATCCGCTGTCTCTTCTGCTGTATTACCTGTTGCATTTTTTAATTGTACTAACGATAAAAGCATTTGTTCTTGACTCATTAGAACATCTTGATATGCTACTTTTGGTATAGATTGAATATATTGATTTAACTGCTTATTAAAGTTTGCCGTAGCTTCTGTTAAAGATTTTACAGCTTGACCTTGAAATATGTATTGCTGACTAAGAGTAGACATTTCTCCAGTAGAATTTTCTAATAAATCTGGATTCTTTTCTAGTTGTTCTCCAAATTCTCTAAATCTAGAGTCAAACTCTCCTAAAGTATTAAAAGTTCCTTTTAATTCATCTTTAAAAGCTACAACTTTTTCATTATTAGCACCCAAAGCAAGTCTCATAGAATTAAAATCATTTATTCTAGCAACTAAATCTGCACTTTGAAATGCATTGCCTATTGCTTCTATTTCTTGACTACGAGTAGAAAACATATCTTCTCTAAATACTTTTGCAGTTCTTTCTAATTCTTCGTTTAATTTTCTTTGTGTTTCAGTGTATGCTTGAGTTTTTTCTTGTAATTTTTCTATTGTCTTGTCTACTTTATTAAAGCTATCGTACATACTCTTAGCCATTTGAACAATCATAACTGCTATTCCAATAAAACCTGCTAGTCTCATTACACCGTTAGCAACTCTACCTAATGTTATAAACCCCAGTTTCATAGCACCCATAACTCTACCATGAGTATATTGCATAGTCAAAAGTTCTCTTTGGAAGTTTAATCTAAGTCTTTTCATTCCTATAGCACTACTCATTTGATAATCTAGCTCTTGAATTTTTAAGAACTTCATAGTTTTTGCTGCATCTGCTTTTCTTACAGTATTAAAGTGTACTAATTTTGAATTTTTTGCTTTTAAACCTTTTTCTATTTGTCTAATATCTTCAGCACTTCCTTCTCCAGCTATTAGTTTTTGTCTTCTGTTTTCCTGGGGGCTGCCGTCTTCTCCTGCTACTAAAAATCCTTCTAGATTCTGATTTACAACTTTTGACATAGATGAAGTATCTATTTGAGGTATTGCTTGTCTAATTAATCCTCCACTTATAGTTGCTGCAAATACACCTAAAGCTGCAGTAGCCGATTCTATATTTTCTACTAAGAATCCACCGAAAAATTCTGCAATTGGCCCTATAAAGTTTCTAAAGTTATTTAGAACTTCATCGAAAGCAACTGTTAGTTTATTTAATTGATTGACTGAATCGTCTCCAAGTATTTCTGCAATAGCTCCATATCGCTCTTCTGATTGACGAAGAACTTCGTTTGCAACGGCTTGGGATTTTTGGAAAGTGGTAAGTTGATTTTTATTAAGACCTAATGCAGAAGCATATCTTATTGATGCTTCTTCTAATCTTAGAATAATACCGAGTTCGTCTAGTAATTCGGGTTCCGCCTTGGTAACACCACGAACAAGACGATTGAATGAGTCTGTTACATCTCGACCGAGTGCAACGGAAACAATTTTGGCACTCTCACCTAGTTCTTTTAATTGTTCTGGTGATAGTCCTGCAGCAAGTCCGATAGCTGCGGCTTGTGAAGCCTCTTTGAATGTTATCTGAGCTGCAGTAGCTGCTTGAATCTCACGAGCAATAGTTTTCATAGCTCTACCTGTAACTGCGGCAAAAGCTTCTTGACCTTCAGTAAGTACTCGAAAGTCAGCAGCATCTTTTAGAAATCTAAATAAAGCATCAATGGCGAATAACTGAGCGGCTAAAGTAGCGTATGCAGGAACTAGCCCTCCTGTAATACCCTGAGACATCTTACTAAAGTTTTTAGTAACGTTGGATGACATTTGTGCCACGCCTTTTCCGGCACGGTCAGCTGATGAGGCATTTTTATCTAATTGATTAAAACTTTTACCAGCTTTTTTTGCATCCTTTTCTACTTTATTTAATCCAGAAGCGGTGACCTTAAAGTCTACCGAACCTCCTGATTTCTTTTTTCCTGCCATTTACTTTTTCCTTCTAGCTTCCTTTTGCTTTCTTGCTACCTCTGTGTTAATCGAGTCGGCTCTTTCTCTATCTATTGATTTCATAAAGTACACAACTGTCTTTTTATCTTCTATTTCGTAAATGTCTAGTAGTTCTCCGAGACCTGACAAATTTTTACCCATATACATGCCACTCATACCGTCCCATGTATCTTGTAATAGACTACACATAAAAAATGCCAACTGCACTTCATATGGGTATATATCTATGCTAGGAGGCATTTTATCGGGGTCGGGCTCTTGGCCTAACTGTTCGCATACAGCGAGATATTTGTCTAAGTCAATGCTTGTTTCTTTGTATTGTCTTTTTAATAAAGCAAGTATTTGTTCTACTTGCTTTTGGTAAAATTTTCTAAGTCACCTAGCATATCAGAAACCCAGCTATCAAAATCTCCAGAATTTTTTAGTAGTAACTCTGCATTGTCTGATGAAAACTCTAAACAGTCATCAGCTTTTACTTCACTAATGTCTACTAATAAGAGCTCGTTTAAGTATTTATACTTTAATCCTGTCCAATCTTTAATAACTGCTTTAGAATATTCTACTAAAAATTTATCGTTATCAAGTTGTTCTTCATATGCTCTAGTTCTTTTATTTAGAACTTGCTTTATTGCTCTACTTCTGAGTTTTAATAATTCTTCTCTTGCTAAGTATGTTAATTTTACCTTGAAACCGTCCATTCCTGGAAATTCGATTTCTACTGTTTTACTTGGAGTTAATAAACTCTTCAGTGAAACTTTTGTTTGTTTTTGTTCCGTCATTTTTTATCCTAAAAAGTGGGAGAGCCTAAGCCCTCCCGAGTTTGTTTTACTACGATGTATAAGTAAGTTTTACTTCATTTGTCGCACTTGCAGCTGTTCCTGATGATAAGTCTGTCGGTAAACCGTGGAAAGCCACGTCTACTGATACTACATCATCAAAGCTGTGTGTTGGTAGTTCAAGATGAGCTTTGTCTACTTCAACGTCTACTTTAGGAGTGTTTCCACTTCCGCCAATAGAGAATTTCAAGTCAAAAGCGTTAGTAATAACACCTCTTGATTCTTGTAATCTTTCAAATAAGTCTAATGACCCATTTGCTGTATCGTTTAAGTAACAGGTAAAGTTACCTGAAACTGATCTTGTGCCCATTACATGTCCTAATGGTAGGTTAACTGTACCTAATGTTTCTGGTGTTAAATAACTTAGATTGTTTTCAATCGTAATGTTACCACCTGTTAGTGTTACTCCGTAAGTTACGTCACTTCCACTGTCAACATCTAATGCACCTAGTGTACCATCTGATGCTGATACATCAAAAATGATTTCTAAATCTGTTAGTTTTTGTCTAATGAAATTGCCTGTTGAACTTATGCCTTCATTTACTATACCTAAAGCTGTAGTTCCTACTACACTGTTACCAGAGTCTGTTGCTCTAGTTTCTAAAGTTGCTACTTCTTCTACACTTTTACCATTTCCAGACCAGCCAATTTGTGCTAATCCATCAATGTCAAAGTCTATTGAAGCTGAACCTACTGAACAGTCTGCTAGTTTATAAACTGTTACTCCGTCTGCGCCAGTTGTATAAGTATTGCCTTCAGAATCCTTAGATGCTCCTAGTACAAAGAATAAATCGAATGTACCTAAAGTAACTTGGTTTGAGTTTGCAAAATTAAATACATTTGGCTCATAAGCTGCTGCTGTTGTAGGAAAGTTTCCTCCAGTTGCTTTGTTGTAACTAGTGTCTACTTCTGTTCCACCTGGGGCAGACATAGCTGACCATAGTGGACCTTCTACTGCAAACTTTTTAGCGCTACCTGCGTGTTGTCCGTTTGTTACACCATCTGTAATTGCTGATGCATTTCCTGAACCTGACGTAGTTGGCCTCATATAAGTTGAAAAAGACCATTCTGCTGGTGCAAAAGAGTCAGTAAACATTGCTCTGCCTCTTTTTGAGTAACCAGTTGAATTTGCTGCTTCACTTAAAGTAACCTCTGATGTATTTGTGCCTTGACTAAAAGAAAATCCATCTAATACAGGTATCTCATAAAGAGCTGTGTTAGCTGTCGTTCCGTCATAGCTATGAGTCATAAATACTTTGGTATCTCTACTAAAGAAAAATGCCATTCTTTTCTCCTATTTTAATATCGAATCTCGACTGTAATTTCTCCTACGCCGAGAGGTTCGAGTACTCCTTCATCTGTTGTCACCGTTCCAATTGTTGTTTGAACCGTTGATTGAGATGCTCCTGTCGAATCATAATACGTTAAGGGATCTTTATCCTCTAGTACCGTTTCAACATCTTCTAACAATTCTTCGAGTGCTAAAATGACATCACTGTCGTCTGATGCATAACATCGAATCGTTAATCTTAAAAATCTAAATCTAAACCCACCACCATCATATTCTCGAGTTTCTGAACCTGCCCCTATATGAATAGTGGGAAACTCATTTACTTCGTCCCAAAATTTCAATCTTCTTTCTACTTTTGCGATTGAACTTCTATAAGGCGGAGTTCCATTTATTTGTTCTAGTTGTAAGGCTAGTGCTTCTACAATGGCGCGTCTACGCGTGGTATGTTTCCTTGCTAAACTGCTTTCCATTATACTCTCCTAATCCTTAGAAATCTATCTCCTATTATACTTTGTGCTATTTCTCGTACAGACTCTCCTATAATTTTTCTTGGGTCTCTCTGTGTACTTCCCATTGCATTTCCTGGTTCAAAAGTTTCGTATGGGTCTCTCATGTAAGTATAGTTTACATTTAATCCACCTCTTGGACCAACCATTACATCTTTTGCTTCGGCACTGGCTGCAAATCGGCCTGTTCTAAAGTTTAAAGCAGGACTTGTCATTTTTGATGCAACTACTTTTGGTAACATCTCATTTAATAAAGCTTCTAAAGCTAATGGGTTGTTATTTGTCTGTAAACTAGCCTGTCTTGCTTTTTTTGCTGTTCTTTTTCTAACTGCTCCACCAAATTTTGCTTTAACTTTTGACTTTGCTTTAGAAATCTGTTTTGTTCTTGCTTTTGTTCTTTCTTTATTTTTGTACTTTGCTTTTTTAGCCAGTTCTTTATTGATTTTAAATCTCATATCTGGCATACCACTAGCTTTTTTGATTGTATCAGGTATTTTTGCAAATACACCTCTATCTATCATTTCTCCTATAGACAAAGAAGCTGTTTTTTCTAAATCATTTGCATACTTTTTTAATAAATCATCTTCTAGTTTAGCAAAAAATCCATCTA